AAGGAGATTGGCTGAGTTTCTTGGATATAAGGCACCCAATAAAACTCCATCAGTTGTGAAGTTAAAAGTAACAACAACAATAGACGCTGATGCAACAACAGGTGAGCCAAAATATGGAGAGGCACCAAATCCTATAGACTCTGGTTTACAAGTCGCTTCTAATATCGATTCAGATATTTTGTTTGAAACAACTGCTGAAATAGATTTCACAATAAGTGGCTCTGGTGAGCTAGGACAAGATCCTTATGTAAGCGCTCCAACACTTGATTCAAATGGTGAAGCTTCTTCTTATACTTTAACAAGATATGTTAGAGCTGTGTCTGGTAAAACTAAAACAAAATCTTTTACAATCACTAGTCCCACTAAATTTCTAGAGTTAGATTTAGGTGAGGATGATGTTATTGAAATTTTGAATTGCACAGACGCCTCAGGTCAAAGATATTACGAAGTTGATTATCTAGCACAAGAAAAAGTTTTAAAAGAAACTCATTATACTGATGATCCTACTAGAGAAAATGCTTATGACCAAGGTGATGCTACCACAGATACTTCACTTGTTCCAATACCTTATGTCGCTGAGTATATCAGAACAAACAAAAAATTTATTTCTAACTTTGATGAAGATAGTCAAACATACAAAGTTACATTTGGTAATGGTTTATTTAGGTTTAGTAATTCGGGTTCAAATGTTGATCCTGTTGAACAAGCTGGAGTCTCCATAAACGGTACCAGTATAGCACAGATGGGTGCTGTTAGTCCAACTATAGCAAATAACCTTAACTTAGGTGAAACGCCTGCAAATACCATTATGACTTTTACTTATAGAGTCGGTGGTGGAGCTGACTCAAATGTTCAAGCTGGAGAACTTACTACTGTAAATAACGCGCCATCTGGCGTATCAATAAGTGTTACAAATGACGATCCTGGAGTAGGTGGAACTGATGGGCAAACTGTTGATGAGATAAGAAATAACGCTAGTGCCTTTTTTGCTACACAACTTCGTTGTGTTACTAAGGAAGATTATACTGCTAGGATACTAAGTCTCCCCCCTAAGTTTGGTAGTATTGCTAAAGCATATGTGCAAAGATTAACAGAGGGTTTGGTTGTTTCCACCCTTTCTTATAATCAAGCAAAACAACTTGTACAATCACCACAATTAATTTTACAGAATGTAGCAATTTATTTAAATCAGTTTAGGATGATAAACGATCAAGTGGATTTTGGATTTAGTTTAAATGATACTATATTTTCTGGTTATTTCATAAATTTTGGTGTTCGTTTTGAAATAAACCATGATAGGAAATTTAATCCTACTGAGGTTAAATTAAATGTGATTGATACCATAAAAGATTTTTTTAAGATAGAAAAAATGCAGTTTAGACAAGGCATTAATATGAACGATTTACAATATAACATATTAGGTTTGGATGGTGTAATAGGTATTAAAGAATTAAAATTATTTCAAGATGGTAACAATGAATACGCTTCAAATAGAAAATTTTATTATTACAAAGCTGATGGTGAAATTATAGGAGATAATAGTGACTATGGGTTTCAATATAATTTTGAAAACTCTTTACAAGATGGTATATATAGACCATCAAGTCAACCTGCTGTATTTGAATTGAGAAATCCAAACCAAGACATTTATGGGAAAGTAATATAATGCATAGATATTTTTTTATAACGAAAGACGCCTTCATTAGTAGTGGTTCAGATACAATTACAGGTGAAGACTTTAAAGATAAAAACACAGGACAAGATGAGATTTTAGAATTAAAAAAAGTTTTCTTTGATAGGGCTTTTCATTATCCAACTCGTGTCTTGATTCAATTTGATACTGATGAAATTAAAAATTATATAACTGCTTCAAATGTACCTAGTAATTTTAAGTTAAATCTAAGACTTTATGAAACAGAAGGAACTAGTGGATTATCGGAAGAATACAAAATTGCTGCTTATCCAATTAGTGAGTCTTGGGATGAGGGTGTTGGTAAAGAATCGGATGTTCCAAAAACAACTGATGGTTGTAGTTGGAAATTTAGAAAAAATAGAGATGGAGCTGCTGAAAAAACTTGGGCAACACCTGGAACTAGTTATATTGCTGGTGACGAAGTAACTCAATCATTTTCATCCGAATCACCAGACATTAATATGGACATTACTTCAATTGCCCAAAAATGGTTTGGTGGTACGAATAATAACTTTGGTCTAGTCCTTAGATTTTCTGGTAGTAGAGAAACAACGACTGGTAGTTTTGAAGACTTAAAATTTTTCTCAAGACAAACTAATACGATATACTCACCAAAAATAGAATTGAAATGGGATGACCATATACCAGCTACTGGTTCAAATACAGGTAGTTTAAGTGCTTTAGATGTAACTGGTAATGTTGAAAATTATCTTTATCCTATGCATCTTAGAGATTCGTATAAGGAAAACGAGACAATAAAATTTAGATTTGGTGCTCGTAAAAGATATATTCAAAAAACATTTTCTACATCGACACAAACAATAAGTAGTAGTTATATACCATTTTCTTCAGGTTCTTACTCTATCATTGATATGGCAACGAATGAGTCAGTCGTTCCCTTTAGTTCATATACAACTATGAGTTGTGATACTGTGTCAAATTATTTTACACAAGATTTGAATGCGTTTGAACCTAATCGAGCTTATAAAATTTTAATCAAGGTAAACCATAACGATGGTCAGGAGATTATATACGACAACGATTTTGAATTTATACTTAGGACATAACAATGCCTTATCATAGACCTTCAGGCACACAATCTGGTTTAAATATACAATCACCTCTTAGTTCACCTGGTCAAACTGGTTTATCTTTTAGTCCATCAACAACGAGTTTGTCTTTTCAAGCTCCTACTTCTCCTGCAGCTGGATTAACTTTTGCTGGATTTGCACCACCACGGTCACAAACACAAACAACTATAAGTCCTCCAACTGCACCTTTAGCACCTTTAGCACCAACACAAACATTTACTCAGACTCAAGCAGCTAGACAAACCACTACAACTACACAGACTCAACAGACTGCTCCGACACAGACTACAACTCCAACACAGACGATGACACAGACTCCGACACAAACTACTCCACCTGCACAACAGACTACGACTCCGACACAAACTACAACCGAAACGCCTAATATTTTAACTGCACAAATTATGTTGGCACAAACTTTTAATTATAATAGGTGGACTTATGTTACTGGTACTGCTAATGATGAAAGTTTATTTTCATTTTTACAAGAGGGTATGCCAATTACTATATCTGCGGGACAACCAACTGGCACGACAACACCTGTTGTACAGTATAGTGGTAATGATACCCAACTAGATTATCCTTTTAGTTTACCTTTTACTTTTGATGGATACCACGGTGCTGAACCAGAAAACAATAATTTTAGAAATCAAGTTGATTTATTAGAAGGTAACGGTCAAATAACAATAGATGATGGAACTTTTCCAAGTGGTACAGGAACTTTAGAAGACATACAACCTAGATCTAATATGGTTAATCCTTTTGCTAATGGTGGGGCAAAGGTTAACATAACAGTTGATTTTACTGGTTATGATACCACACCACCAGCAGATGAAACCCAAATACAAGATAGTGAGGGAGATGATATTCTTCAAGAAGATGTCTTTGGTTGTACTGATGAAAATGCGATAAACTATAATGAAGATGCAGACGAAGATGATGGAAGTTGTCAATATTTGGGATGTACTGATCCTAATGCTGAAAACTTTGATAATATGGCGACAGAAGATGATGGAAGTTGTATTTATGCCGATGAGCCTGTTTTTGGTTGTACTGATCCTTTAGCAAACAACTATAATGAAAATGCTACCGAGAATGATCCTAATAATCCTTGTACATATGATCCACCACAACAACAATTTACCGGCGGAACTGCTGGTTGTAAAGATGAAAATGCTACTAACTACGATCCTGATGCTCCTTTTACTAACAATGAACTTTGTGAATATGAGGGGTGTAATGATCCGACTGCAACAAATTATTTTTTCAATTTATATCCTGACTTATCCCAAGAAGATTTAGGAGAAAGATTTACACCAATTAATGCTTCGTGCCAATACGAAGAGGAAGTCAGCACAGAGGAACAACCATCAAATCCAATAGTTGCGAATTATACAACAGATGAGTTTAATACAGATGAAGATGGAAATTATATTGCTTGGGTATTTTTGACTAATCCAACTCAACAATATTTTGGTTCTTTTCACGAACACCAAGACGGCACATTCATGATTGACACCGAAGACGAGATGACAGACGATGATGTTATAATACAACTTGTCCTAAGTAATCCTGTCACTAATACTGGTCTTGAAGCCACAGAAACAAGCTTATTGTTTTTCAAAGAAAGTGGCGAACAATATTTAGGTATTTATCATGAACATGAGGATGGAACTTTACATATAGGTTCTGCTGTTGAGGGAGAGTATCATTTAGAAGATATAATAGACGAAGAAATAATAGAGTCAAGATTTGATTTTAGAACATTACAAGATGTACGAGAAGTTGTAAGTGACATATTCTATCAACTTTGGTTTGAGAGTAACACACTAACACCGAGTGAAGTAAGGTCAATGCAAACCACCATACGAGATGGTATAAAACAAACTGGTCGTGGTGAGGATGAGCCATTAGTATTTTTTAAGAAAGATAGAAATACTTTAGAAAACAGAGATGACTTAGTTGGAGAAGATTTCAATAATATATGTCAATACATATACGACAATGGATACGATCCTTTTAGTGATTTGGTCAAACAAAAATTTACCTTACCAACTCCTACAGAAAATTCTGATGGAGATTTAGATTATTTTATAAATTTTGTAAAAGAGAGTGGTGAGATATTTAGTGTAAAGATAGCGACAAAAGATTCGGATGGTAATTTTACAGATGTTTTAAATTTGAGTCAATTAACAACACCCATAATTGGTGCGAAAAAAATTAATCCAAACCTTGCTAGAGAGATTTTAGATACAAACATATTTGAGTTACTACCATCACAGTCAACTCGTCAAACACAGATAGATAATTTTTTTCAAGAGTTTAATGAATTATTAGGAGGCCTTCCTAATTTTCAAGACCTTGACGGTGATGGTTTGGCTAGAGAATTAACAACAGAAGATGATGGTTTAGATTTTAACAATCGTATAAGTAGTGGAGACTTCCCTAATGCCTTCATAACAAGATTAAATCAACAAGCAAATAACATTAATGTAGGTAAGACTCTTGAAACTATGAGAGACAGATTGAATGAATATCTTGTAGACATCACTCCTTTACCTGGTGGTTTAAGTAACACGGTACAGAATACAGGTGTTGAAAATATTGGAGGAACAGATTCAGGTGCTGATACACAGGCAGACGAATTAGATATTGGTATTGCTGATAATAGACCACTCTATGAAAACAAATCTAGTGGTTTTTTAAAGATTAGAAAACCAAATCAAGCAATTATATTAAGAGCACCAGGCGATGCTGAGTTGGAATTTCAAAAAAATAACTCTTATTTAGTTGATGGTTTTACCATAACAATGTGGGTACGATTTGTAAGCAAAACATCAGAGGGAACTTTATTTAATTTTCGTAATCCTTTAGAAGTAGATGGTGAGGGAATAAGATTAGAAACAAGAACTAATTTAGATAGTAATGGTAATTTTAAAAGATGGATTAGATTAGCGGTTAGAGATGAAAATGGGACTTTACGAGATAATCATTTTGGGGATGAAAATTTTAACAGAATAACTGATAATCAAATTAGTCCAATTAATCAGTATGCTGTTACCGATATACATCAACTTTATCCTCAAGTATCAACTGATAATTTAGATGAATGGTACTTTGTCTGTGCTACATATGATCCTCTTATTTTAGAGGATGATGAAGCCAGTCAAAATTTTCTTAACGATAAACAATTTTGGTTAAATCATAGAAATCCATCAACGGGTGATTTAGAAGCCAAAACTTCATTTGGAGCTAAATGTAAAGTTGAACTGATAAGTCGCTCGGATTTATTTAGAGCTCGTGGGTTTAGATTACCTGGTGAAAACTTAGGAAGTAGAATTGCTACTGAATCAGATTTTTCAACACAAACCTCAACCACAGCAGAAATAGCAACTGGTAGAGTCAGATTAGATGGTGACGATGCTTCAGTATGGACATATGTGGGAGGCTCTATAAATGATAATGACTACTTAACAAGAATACAACCTAATATGACCTTGATTTTATTTATACCTCAATCTGGAACTCAAGTTGAAATACAAATAAACTCTATAGACCTCACCACTGGTCAAATTACTTTAGATACGGCGGTAACAGGTGCGGAGCAAGGACAAGAATTAGATTTTCAAATTAATTTGTCCTTAATATCAGATGGCTAATTTTACTAAACCAGAAAACTTAATTAATCAAGCTCAACAATCATTAGGTCCTTTTAATGAGGGTAATGAACAACACGGAATAACCCTTAGAGTTTTTCAACCTGATAGAGGTTTGGATGTTGAGTATTTTAATAGAAATAGTAGTGAAGCAGCTAATAATTCTTCTCGGTCCTGCTCAATCGAAGAGAGTCAAGCAGAACCACCAAGTGATGGTAATCGTGATAAAAGATTAACTTTAGGTACTCAGACTTTTAACGATAGAGGTATGTGGGAAAATATTAATTATAACGAGTCCTCACTTCAACCATATATATCAGATGAAAACCCAAAATCATTGACTCCTTCAACATTACCAACGACAATTATCGATACAGATGATGGTACAATTTTTGATATAAAATCTCAGAAACCAGCATTTACATCAACTCAATTAGATTATTCAGTTGATGCAATACCTTTCGTTTTAAATCCAGATAACAATAACGAAATAGTGAGAGTTGATAGATATTACGACAAAGAAATAGATCCGATAAATTACAATTTAGCTACAGATGGTAAGATAAATTATTATTTATTTTTATTAGAATCGGGTAGACTACTAGATGAAGAAGTTATGAAAAATATAGATTTGTATCAGATACGAAATCCAAAACTACCAACAAATAATGGCTTTCCATCAAATTTTGCCAAACAGAAAGATAGTGATGATAAGGACATACCTGATAGGGGGTTTTATATATTTAACCTTAATTGGGGAGATGGTAGTGAATCTGAATTTACAGATAAACCAAAATTGTTAGAAGCTACAACTTTATTAGAACACCTTTATAAAAAACCTGGTTTTTATTCTATCACTGGTGTGATATATCAATATGTAGCTCCAAATCGTGGTATAAAACAATATGAAAGGTTTCAAACAAATATATTATTAAATCCATCAGAGGACTATGAAATAAATTTATTTAATTATAATAATTTCGCAACAATAGGTGGTATAAGTCCTAACTCATCTTTAGTTAAATCTGCTTACAATTTGGTGGGTATAGATCCAAAAAATCCTACAAATATAAATAAATCAAACTTAAATAAAATACAAAATTTAAATTTATTAGACAAACTACAATTGTTTAATTTTTTGACTAAAGTAAGAGATAACAATCTTGGACAATTTAATGAAATTATTATTCCTTATTCACAAGAGATAGACGACACTTTATTAGCAATTTTCCCTTCAGATGTTTATGGTTGTAATACAATAGGTGCTGACAATTATGGTTTACTTTCTGATGGCACACCATTTCTTGATGAGAACGAGGACATTATTAACATTTTACCGAGTGAATCATTAGTCAATGCCGGTTGTGTATTTACTTTCAGTATAAATCTTGAAATATATGGTGAAAGTTTTGCTGGTAATGTTATCGCTAGACGAGGAGATATTAATGTAATACAAGGGGGGGATATAGACGATAGTTTAGAGAACACAACTTCATTTCATTATGATTTAACAACCAACATAGGTGAAGATTATCCACAAATAAGCCACACAGAATTCACACAAACTTTAGCCACACAAACTATTGATACTAGTAAATTTGTTTTATTAGAGGCAGATGATCCTGATAATGGTGATTTTGCTTATTGGCATATGCCAGAGGATGGCAGTATTAGATGGGCTAAAGTTATGCAAATTCTTGGTTCTCCATCCACAGGAGAGCGAGCCATTTTAGGTTCTAATGGTTTTGGAACACTAGAATCAGATTTGACTTCACCTTTAATTTTGATACAATTAATAGAATCACCTAGTGGGACTAATTATGAAGATAAAACAATAACTGCTGTTTGGGGACAAGAGTTGGATGTGCCTGATTATGACCATCATGTAGAGATTACTTTTGTAAGTAATCCACCAAATGGTGGCACAATACAAGGACCAGACCAGATACTACCGTTAACTCAATATACTGAAATGCCAAGTGGTGTCAGTACAAGAGGTGAAAGAACTGCTCAATTCAATGCAGTTGGTTCTGTAGGTGCTTTACAAAGTTGGTCTTGGACAGGCACAACATATCCAACACAACAAAATCCAAATGGCACCGAGATAACTAACATTGATCGTATTGCTGGTGAAGAATCAAGCCAGTTTGTGACTGGTACTCTTTGGAAATATGAATCTGATGGTCAGTTTATTTTAAGTGTGTTAAATCCAAGTCGTGAAATAGGTCAAGAAATAATAGGAAGTGTAATGGTTTTAGATGGGG